AGTGTATCTTGCCCGTCATGCCTTTGCATGCACGGCCCCTCCTCCCTTCGGTCGGTCCCCCGGAGGGGGGCTCGTGCACTGCTAGGCACTCGAGGGCGCTGGGATATGTTCTCAGCTAGGGATGTTTACGTAATGCTGACTAAGTATAGGACGACGAAGATCTCTAATACTGTACGGACCAACGAGAACCGGCAAAACGCTATGGGCAAGATCACTGGGACATCACGCATATTTTGGCGGTCTATTCTGTCTAGACGAGTCCGTGGATGACGTCGATTATGCCGTTTTCGACGATATGCAGGGTGGTTTGTCATTCTTTCACAGTTACAAGTTTTGGTTGGGCTGTCAAATGCAATTTTATGCGACGGATAAATACAAAGGGAAAAAGTTGATTCATTGGGGCCGTCCATCTATTTACATATCCAACACTAATCCCTTCGGGGACAACGGTGTGGATGTTGACTGGCTGGAAGGCAACTGTGACATCATCTGTGTAGATGAGCCTATTTTTCGTGCCAATATAGCCTAGCCTGCGGTTCAAATTCAATTGCGTCCGTAGAATCTCCTCCTTGCGGTTCAATTATGTCATAAATGTAGTAATCCCCCATGCCCTGTTTATTCTCCACAGAGAACATTTGAGGGAACGTTTGGTCTCCATTCTCCTGATCATCATAGTAGATGTTCTTGTTCATGGCATACCAGTCCTTGTAGTACCTCACAGTACCACTGTCGTTATTGGACTGAATAACACGAGTCCGGTCAAACTTCAGAGAAATTTTCCGAGTGTCGATGGGGGCGATGAAATGGTTGACCCAATCGGTTTGGTTTTGTCCACGGAACACAACCTGAGTCACCCGATCGATCGTGGCAAGGTCTTGGTGCACTAAGCGCATCATGCCATTTGACGTCTGCCTAGCGACGTTGCTCGTATCCGGATCATTATTGCCGAAATTCAGGGTATCACCCTTCATAGTGAAACAGATCCTTCTCCACCTCCAGGCAACCCCAGAGTTTGTACGTAATGAGACATTTTCCTTGACACCACGCATAAAGCAATTGGTATTGGTACGGACAGCCTTGTCGATCGCTGATCCGTCGATTCCGAGGGATGTCTCTCCGGGGCGGGCGGTTGGACACCAAAGGAACTGATTGACAGCTCCAGTGCCAGCCGGGATAACAGCACCACCAAGCACAAAAGTGCCAGGAGTTTGGGTGTCAGACCATACTTGCATAGTATCAGTCTTTTTTTTGCTGGTCTTGTTCAGGATTGACCTTGTGGTCCATGTCCTCCTTGGGCGGCGAACGAAGCGGGTCCTCTTTCGGTAACTGAGGCGGCTTGAACGGCGCTTGAAGTTTTTGCGAAATCTTCGCCTGCCTCCGATGTATCGCCTTCTTGAGTAAAACATTATCAGGAGATCGATGAGTCATGTTGATGTCATGGTGAGGTGACATCGTACGATATTTATACCTCACTACGTAACACGACGCTTGGCATTGGTCATACCGTTAACATGTGATCTCGTGACTACGTCTATTTAGCTCCCACTCCCCCTACTCAATGGTAGTATAATATTAACTACCATTGAGGGGGACTTCGCTTACACATGCCCTTTCGATTCAAAGCCAAATATGGACTCCTCACATACCCTCAATGCGGCGATCTCGATCCTTTTTCCGTTGTCGACTTGCTTGGAGACCTTGGAGCTGAGTGTATCATTGGACGTGAAGAGCACGCAGATGGCGGAATTCACCTCCATGCTTTCTTCATGTTCGAACGGCAGTTTGAGTCAAGAAATGTCCGTGTATTCGATGTACATGGATGCCACCCAAATGTTGTCCGTGGTTGGGGTACACCGGAGAAGGGTTGGGATTATGCGACGAAGTATGGGGACGTTGTTGCGGGAGGACTCGAAAGACCCGGAAGTGGGGTTTCTACGGTTGGCTCTGTATGGGCTACAATCATCCTTTCGGAGGATCGAGAGAGCTTTTTTGAAGCTTGCGCGCGACTGGCTCCGAGAGCACTTCTGTGTAACTTCTCTTCCCTCAGATGTTATGCCGATTGGAAATATAGGAGAGAGCCAGAACCCTACTCTCACCCTCCAATCATATCATTCTGCACAGAGGGCTTTCCAGGACTCAACTCATGGGTACAACAAAATCTGGTGGAGTCTGGAGTTGAAGGTGAGTGTATCTTGCCCGTCATGCCTTTGCATGCACGGCCCCTCCTCCCTTCGGTCGGTCCCCCGGAGGGGGGCTCGTGCACTGCTAGGCACTCGAGGGCGCTGGGATATGTTCTCAGCTAGGG